GCCGGAATAGACAGTGCGGATATTGAAATAAACTCCTCAGGTCCAATTGTGTCAAAGGGACGTTTAACTGCAATGCACCGTGCCGAGATAATGAACCGTGATGATATACGCCTCCTTGGAGAGAAGTATGTTGCTGAAGGTAGAATGGACAAAGGCATGTACGACAGCATTTTATCCAATCGAGATGATTTTTTCTCAGAGCGAACGGTAGATTTATTATCTCGTGCTGCGTCGGGAACACCAGTGTATAATTCAGCAGTACTTCAGCAAGCTGCAACTAATGGTAACAAAGTCCATGTTTGGCTGTACGACAAGAAGAAAAAGGAATCATTTCTTACTTTGCAACCTAGAAGCTGGGATCCGATAATTTACAACAGCCAAGTGAATGATCCGATAGAGAGGTATGGTACAAGGATGAAGCCAGTCAATAAATTGTCATTGAGTCAGCTAACAGACAAAGATATAAAAGATGGCATACTCAAAGAGAAGACAAAGTCTGATAACGCCGCTGCTTCGGTTATGCTTTACGTTCTTCTTGCAATTGTTACTGGCTGTAAAGAGCTATATTACGTGATCGTAAGACTGGTCGTGTATATCCTCGTTTCAAAGATAACGGATATCAAGCAGATATGATTACTTCTACTTTCCTTCAGTGTATTCGTGACCGTCATCCAGATATTAATCTGATTGGCATTCGCCTTATCAATAGCAGGTATGTTTCCAGCACCTTCCACAATGGTGAATCTAAGACTTCTTATGCTGAAGTTCAAAAGCAGTGGAAGAAATCTAGGTCTGCTGAGCTAGTTGATTTTATGGGTTATCAATCCTTATATTTGATGGCACTTGATAGTCTTCATTCTTCTTATAATTTTAATGTAGATGATGATGCTACCAATAAACAAATTGGTGACGCTTTTACTAAAGCACTTGCCAAGAAAGGAGTCAATAAGAAGATGTTGACCTCCTTCGCCTCACTCATCAGTTAATCTAATCAATGGGGGCTTGCGCTCCCACCTCTTTTCCTTTATAATACTTACATACAAAACACCTCATTATGAAAAACTTTGAAGTTGCCTGCATCATCGAACGCTTTGGTCAGGTAGTGACCGCTGCTGACCTTCGCACCTATGCTGAAGAGGTTGGTGTGGGGTATCAAACTCTCACGAAGAAACTTGAATCCTTTAAGGTTCAGCGTGGTCTGTGGCACTTGACTGTGGCAGAAAAACTAGAAGAAGTCTTTAACCAACCTGCCGTTATGCCTGTTCCCGTTCAGGAAGAAATGAATCTTATTCCTACGAAAGACTCCACTTTCGTCCCGTTCGGGAACTTTACCGATGTGAAGAAAATCCTCGCCAGTCGGCAGTATTACCCTATTTTCATCACTGGTCTGTCTGGTAACGGTAAGACTTTCAGTGTAGAGCAGGCGTGTGCTTCTTTGAAGCGTGAATTGATTCGGGTTAATATTACTATTGAAACTGATGAAGATGATCTTATTGGGGGTTTCCGCCTTGTTAATGGTGAAACAGTCTGGCACAATGGGCCAGTCATCCAAGCTCTCGAACGTGGCGCAATCCTACTTCTCGATGAAGTGGATCTTGCATCTAATAAAATCCTTTGCCTCCAATCAGTGCTAGAAGGTAAGGGTGTCTTTCTGAAGAAGATTGGTAAGTATGTGAAACCTGCTGCTGGATTCAATGTAGTTGCTACTGCTAATACGAAAGGTAAAGGTAGTGAGGATGGTCGTTTCATCGGCACCAATGTTCTCAACGAAGCTTTCCTTGAGCGTTTTCCAGTAACCTTCGAGCAAGCATATCCTTCACCTAAAGTAGAAACTTCTATTCTTAAGAAAGCAGCAGAGTCTATTGGTTGTTACGATGCTGAGTTTGTTGAGCGTCTTGTTGCTTGGGCGGAGATTATTCGTAAGACCTTCTATGATGGTGGTGTGGATGAAATCATCTCCACTCGTCGCCTGGTTCATATCATCCGTGCCTTTGGTATCTTTGGCAAGCGTAAGAAAGCAATCGATGTTTGTGTTGCTCGCTTTGATGACGAAACCAAGCAATCCTTCCTAGAGCTCTACTCTAAGATTGATGCCAGCATCGATGTTCCAGTTGATACCAACCCTTCCGCCGAACTAGTTATTGAAGATGTTTGATAACCTTCCTCGCCATACTCTCATTCGTTTAAATGATGGGAGTATTTTTTTAATCAAAAGTCAAATATGTCAATTGCATAGTATGAAAAATGTCTGCTGCTATATCGGTCATCGGTATCGTGACGAGACTATGCTTGACTATGAACCCTTTACGTGTTATTATGAGATGATAGAATCTGTTATGGAGAACAATTGATTATGCTATGGAAATACAATGAGGAAGCAATCCTCAATGAACTGCGAGAATATATCTCTAAAACCTATCAACAGCATTATTCTGCTGGAGACGATAGGATCCAAACCCTTGATTTGATTGAAGCGTGTGGAGACGGCGAAGCTTTCTGCCGTAGTAACATCCTCAAGTATGCTTCTCGTTATGATAAGAAAGGTAGTGCTCGTATGGATATTATGAAGGTGCTACACTACGCAGTTCTTCTTATGAACTTCAATGATAAAAATGCCCAACGTGAAGATTACAACCGATGAGTACTGTCGCACTTTCTCAAACCACTCTGAATATTCTAAAGAACTTTGCCACCATTAATAATGGTATTATCATCAAAAAAGGAAATACACTACGCACCATTTCCAACGCTGAAAACATCTTGGCTGCTGCAAATGTGGAAGAGTCTTTTCCTCAGACCTTTGCGATTTATGACCTCAACCAGTTTCTTGCTGGTCTGTCTTTGTTTGACACTCCTTCTTTGGTGTTTGACAATGCTGACTATGTTACTATCAAAGACGGCCGTAGTCGTGTCAAATATTATTTCTCAGACCCTGAGATTACACTCAAAACTGCTCCAGACAAAAGTGTAAAGTATCCTGGTTCCGATATTCAGTTTACTTTATCCACTACCGATATCTCTGCTATTCTAAAAGCACAGGGTATTTACAAACTGCCTGACTTGAATATCAGCACTGACGAAGAGATTGTTCTTTCTGTGCGTGACAACGAGACAGCAACTTCAAATACTTATGATATCATTGTTCCTGGAACCTTTGAAGGAACTCATTCTCTCAATCTAAAAGTAGAAAATATTCGACTTCTTCAGGGTGATTATACGGTTGGTGTTTCTAGTCAGCATATTTCTGAATGGAAGCATCTCAATCTAGACTTAACTTACTATGTTGCTTTGGAACCTTGATGAAAGATTTTTTGTGGACGGAATTGTACAGACCTCATACTATTGAAGACTGTATCCTTCCTACTTCGTTAAAGAAAGTATTTACCGGATTCATTGAGCAGGGAGAGATTACTAATCTTCTGCTCTCTGGTCCTCCTGGTGTTGGTAAGACTACAGTTGCTAAAGCACTATGCGATGAACTTGACCTGAGCTACATTATCATCAACGGTTCTGATGAAGGTCGTTTCCTTGATACCATCAGAACTCGGGTCAAGCAATTCGCCAGTACTGTCAGTTTAACTGGTGGTGGTAAGCACAAAGTCGTCATTATTGACGAAGCAGACAACACCACTAATGACGTTCAACTTTCGCTGCGAGCATTTGTTGAAGAGTTTCATAGCAACTGCCGTTTCATCTTTACTTGCAACTTCATCAACAAAATTGTTGAACCTCTCCACTCTCGCTGTACGGTCGTTGATTTTCGTATCAAGGCAGGGGAGCAGCAGAAGTTACAGGCACAGTTCTTCGAGCGCCTTAAGGGCATCCTAGACACCTCTGGAGTGACCTACGAAGATCGAGTGGTAGTCAAACTGATTCAGCGTTACTACCCCGACTGGCGCCGCCTTCTGAACGAAGCACAGCGCCACTCAGCGGGTGGTTCTCTTGACACTGCTGTGCTCTGCGATATCGCTGATGTAAACACAGACCAACTGATGCGAGCTATGAAGGGTAAAGAATACAACGTTGTTCGTCAGTGGGTGGTGGATAATATGGATAGTGACCCGAACACTATCATTCGTAAAATCTATAACTCTTTGACTGAGGTGCTTGAAGGTTCTTCTATTCCTCCTGCTGTTCTGGTGCTTGCTAAGTATCAATATCAAATTGCGTTCGTAGCAGACCAAGAGATTAATCTTCTTGCTTGCTTGACAGAAATTATGATTGAGTGTAAATTTAAATGAAAAAGAAAACAATTAACAAATTGATACAAGGACCATTGAGATTTCATCATCAAGATATTCATGAAGAATTAGATGAAATTAAACACGACATTAAATTGATTAAAACTATTCTATTAGACATTTTATTTGATGAAAAATTTAAAAACACCTCTGAGGTACCCAGGCGGGAAATCGAGAGCAACGAAATATCTAATACCGAAATTCCCAACTGACATCACAGAATATCGTGAACCTTTTCTGGGCGGTGGAAGTGTTGCCATTGCATTCACTAAAGAATATCCAGACATTCCTGTGTGGGTGAATGACCTGTATGAACCACTAGTTAACTTCTGGAAAATTCTACAAGCATCACCAGATAGTTTATTTGAACTGCTGGAAGCACACAAAAAATACTATGATACTCCTGACGAAGCACGAGAGTTATTTACACAGATGAAGGTAGATTTAAATGAGACATCAACCCCCAACCTCCAAAGAGCTGCTGCTTTTTATGTTATCAATAAGTGCTCTTTTAGTGGCCTTACTGAATCATCTTCCTTCTCTTCTCAAGCAAGCGTCAGTAACTTCTCAATGCGAGGAATACAAAAACTCCCAGAGTATGGGAAACTGATTCAAAACTGGAAGATTACTTGTGGTGCGTACTGGGATATGATGATGACATCTGCCCCAGTAAATACTTTCTGGTTCCTTGATCCTCCCTACGATATCAAAGATAATCTGTATGGAAAAAAAGGTGCTCTCCATAAAGGATTTGATCATCAAGAATTTCATGCCTGGATGACTCAGGGTAATGTAAAAGATAAATGGATGATTACTTATAATACGAATCCAACTTTGGTGGATTGGTATAATAATTACAATCAGACTAAATGGGATTTGACTTATACTATGCGTTCAGTAGGTGACTATATGAATGAGCAAAAAGATCGTGCTGAACTTTTGATTACTAACTATGACTAAACCAACTTTGAACGACTACCTGACTTCCATCAATCAAACGAAAAAGAATCTAATAGTTGACAATGAATCAGAAAAAGCATACCCACCTTTTATTGTCAACAAGTGTCTTGCTGCTTTCCATGATACTATTTTATTTTCAAACGAAATGAATATGTATCCTCATCTAGACAAGAAGATGCAGTATGACTTTTTTATAAATAGTATCAATCCGCGTAAGCGGTTTTCGCCTTGGGCGAAAAAGAATCAAGTAGAATACCTTGATGTGATTAAAGAGTATTATGGTTATAGTAATCCTAAGGCTCTACAGGCATTGAGAATTTTATCCAAAGATCAACTTGAACACATTAAAAAACTTGTAGACAAAGGTGGAAAAAAATGATTCCTGATATTGAAGTAGAATGGAAGCAAGCTGATATGATTGAGGTGACTCTCAATGAACCCGACGATTTTCTCAAGGTTCGTGAAACTCTTACTCGCATTGGTGTTGCTTCTAGAAAAGAAAAAAAGATTTACCAGTCTTGTCATATCTTGCATAAGCAAGGCAAGTATTATATCGTTCACTTCAAGGAACTGTTTGCCCTTGACGGAAAGAATACTAATCTTTCAGTGAATGACCTCCAACGTAGAAATAGAATCATTCAACTACTATCGGATTGGGGATTGATTACTGTGGTTAAAGCAGAATCTATCGTTGATGTTGCTCCGTTGAATCAGATTAAAGTTCTTGCCTTTAAAGAAAAGGAAGAGTGGACGCTCGAAAGTAAATATAACATCGGTCGTAAAAAGA